ACTTGGACAATCGTGTTACTTGGTAGCCAAGGTTCTATTAGATATGTCTTGGCGTCAGCTTCTTGAAGTAGCTGGTCTGCATCTTTCATTTGTATAAGTCTGCGTGACCTAGCTTCGACTGGTTGGTTCGCATTTATGTAGGGCTTATATATATAGTCTCCCTTTTCATCGAATCTGTCTGGATGATTACGTCTTTCTGATTGCTCCATTGAAAGCACTGTCGCTTCAAACTCACGCTCGGTTAATGGGTCTTCAAAAAACTCATTCATAAAAGCAAAGCCACGAAGACGTAAGTCGTGTCCCCAGAAACCTTCTAGTATTGATTCGGAAATGTAACGCATCACTCGTTCGTTGCGTCCGTTGCCAAGACCAGATGGAATCTTCAATGAGTTAGGGAATGATTCACGGACATACTTAGCTGTCCTGTCCCACTCAGAAATAAACTCGTCTGGTTCTAATGGCATGACAGAAGACAAGTCTAGTTCTGAAAACTCAAACTCTTTTCCGTCCATGCACGACAAGACAGGCTTCCAATCCTTCCACATCGGAAGGTCGTCCCAGTCCATGCCCATGCCTATCTGCCAGCTATAGTTTTTACTTGGAGGTAATAAAGCATAAGAGCCATCACCTCTGAAATCTAACCCATTAATACGAGGCCAGTCGGAGCCCGTGCTGTTTACGCCAGCACGAGGCCCACGACGAACGCCGTCTTTGGGATGCTCGAAATATAAATGCACTCCTCTTTTCGTCTTGACTGTAAAAGCCGAGCGCATGCCTGTATTGATTGCCTGATTGTAAGCTTCTTCGTTATCACAATCGACGACAACAACTCCACTCACTTCGCCTGTTATGATTGCAATGTCATACTCAGGCCACTGAGTCCACCATTGCTCCACTTCTTTTTCTGTTGGCGGTGTTTCTTGATATTGTCTCCACTTTATAGCGGGTCTCTTAGCGTCTGGTTTGATTGGTATTACAGACCAACCTCTCTCAAGATAATCCAGAGCTGCGTCCAGTTTTTCGTTCATGTTCATCATCCTCAAAGTAATCGTTAAAGTCAATTTCTGGAGCATGCTCCTTTATTTTCTCAAGAACTTGGCTACTTAAATAGCATCGTTTAATCCAACCATATGGGGCAGTCCTAACGACGCCAGTTATCTTAGCCACCGAAGACGCTCCACCTAAATCGGTGACGAGCCTTTCGATGTTAAGTCGCATTTTGTTCTCCTTTTGACTTGCATTAATGTATAATTTATACTACACATATATTATTAATCAAGTCATCATTCATAAAAATTTGCTGATGACACATTAAAATAAGGAGGTCGTATGACTGATAGTTGGGACGTGTTCGACGCAACACGCAAAGATGATGTCGCATCTAAAACGACACAGCGATTGGAAGAAATGTCTTCCAAGCTGTATAAACTAAGCCTAGAACGGCAGACCCTCGATGAGCAAATATCTGTGCTAGAGGGAGACATCTCAAGATTATTTCCAGAAGAGTCAGGCTCACAATCCAAAGACTTAGGATTGTATGAGGTTACTGTTTCTCGTACTGAAAGATGGTCTTGGGATAAGGATGCGCTTGAAAAACATTTTGAAGAGAAACCTCTTCCAAATTATGTAAGGCGTAATCTTAGCATAGATAAAAGGCAGTATACAAAGATGCCTTTGGAAACTCAAAATGAAATCAAGTATTGCTTAACACGCAATTTAGACAAAGCGAAAGTGAGGGTAGTTAAAAATGTTCAAGACGTTTAGCACAAAAGACATAATGCAAGATGGGCCTACAAAGGTTCTGCTTTATGCACATCATGGGTTTGGTAAAACATTTCAGTGTAGATATTACCAAGCTAGATACGGTAAGGGTCTCATTCTTTCTGGTGAGGCTGGGTTGAAATCAATCGAAGACGTGGAGATAGACTACGTTCCATTTACTTCTTGGGCTGGTAAGCACGAGCCTGAGAGTGGGACATATAGTTTCCGTGGGATTATGCAGATGATTAAGACGGAAGAATTTGCCAAGCAAGGCTACAAGTGGATAGCCATTGATAGTTTGACAGAGATGTCAGATAGATTGATGGAGCATCTTGAGCAAGAAAATCAGGGAGAGAGCAACAACTTTAAAATATGGGGCGACAATGCACGTATTATGGTTGGTGCTTTGAAATGGATACGTGACTTGCCTATGCACGTTTACGTTACCTGTTTGGCGAAGGAGGAGAAGGACGCTAATGATGTAACTCATTATTGGCCTATGGTGAAAGGAGCTTCTGTTGCAAAACAAGTTCCAGCTTTGTTTGACCACGTCTTATGTGGTGTGAGACGAACAGAGACAAACGATAAAGGCTTGCCAAAGGTTAAGAGATATATCGTTACCGACGAAGTAAGTGGGTGGCATGGTAAAACCAGAGACCCAAAAGGTGTACTGAAACCATTTGAAAAGGTGGATGATGTCACTGAATTATTAACACGAATGGCTACTGCCGAGGAGAAATAAATATGAGTGATTGGAACTTTACTAATCTTGACTTGTCTTCAGTTGAAGAAGGGTCAGGAAGCACACGTCTTCAACAAGGCGTTTATACAGTGGAATGTAAGAGTGCATCCATTGAACCAGTTGGTGCGACCAACAATAGAAAATTGGTTCTTGACTTCGACGATGTCGATGGTCAAGGTGATATAAGGGTGAACCTTAACATCAAACACACCAGTAGTCAGGCACAAGAGATTGCGCTCAGACAGTTAAAATCTTTTCTCGTCTGTGCTGGACACTCGACACCTGACAAACCTGGGGATGTTGCTACTCTGAAAGGACTCAAGTGTAAAATCAGAGTTGGTTTAGGTAAGCCTTGGACTGGTGATGACGGAGCGCAAAGACAGACCTCAGAAGTCAAGTCGTACATGCCGATTAAAGGTGATGACAAGTCTGGAGGTTCTGACTCTCCCACAGACACGAAAGACTTGGACGACGAAATTCCGTTTTAGTCACTAGCAAAGAAGGAGTGGACTCCTCCCCACTCCTTCTTTTTTTATAGGTATGATTATGGTTGAAGCACATAAAATAGTAGAAGCAATAGACGAAGGATACGAGAGACAGCCAAAAGAAAAAGCTCGTGATTACATAGGTGCGTCTATGATTGGCACGGCTTGTGATGCAGAGATAGCTTTTAGTTTGCGTGGGTTCCCAAACAATCCACCTACACCAAGATTGAAAAGAATATTTAGACTTGGTCATATATTAGAAGACGAAGTTGTAAAAGATTTAAAAGAAAAAGCTGATGTTCGAGTGTGGGAAACAGATGGTCTCACTGGGAAACAGCATACGTATGAAGAGCTTGGCGGTCACATTGTATGTCATATGGATGGACACATACAATTAGATGATAGCAAAGAGGACTTACATGTTCTTGAAATAAAAAGCATGAACGATGCTTCATGGAAAAAGTTTTATAAAGATGGTGTGAAGAAATCACATCCAAGATATTACTCACAGTTACAGATGATGATGGGGATGTCTAAAATGGAGACATCTTTTTTTATAGCCGTTAATAAAAACACTAGCGAGTATCACTCAGAGGTTGTCGATTATGATGACCTTGAGTTTATGTTTATTAAAGAACGGATTGAGAGGGTATTACTTAACAAAGCGAGGAAGATAAGCAATGACGAAACAGATTGGAGATGCCGAGGGTGTTTTAAAAGGGGTGCGTGTTGGGGAAAAACTGAGGTTCCTACAACATGCCAAACATGTAAGTTTGCAATCGCCAAAGCAGATGGAGATTGGTATTGCCAGAAACACGAACGAGATGCCAGAGAACCTTGTAACGTTTACGAGCTTTATGAGCCGTTCCCAAAGGGAAGTTAAAGTGAATTACGAAGAGTTGGAAAAAGATTTTGTGACTGTTCATACCAAACGTTCTGAAGTTATGAAACAAATTGAGCATAACGAAAACGAAATCAATTCTATATTGGAACGTATATCCAGAACGAACATGGATAAGAATGACTTTGCAAAAGCCAATGACAAAAGAAAACATCTTCGTAAAGAAACCGTTGAGCTTAATCACAAGAAGAGGGAGCTTGAAGTAAAGATTCAACTAATAAAGATGAGGATGAAAAATGAATAGAAGTGAGATTTTAAAGACGGCAGACCAACTTATTAATTCTGACAGAGCCAAAGTATATGGCCCAGCAAAGAAGAACCACGAAGACATCGCAAAGATTTGGTCTGTGATTCTTGGGATTGAGGTAACAGACTGGCAAGTAGTGTTGTGTATGGCTGGTGTTAAGATTTCTAGGATAATAAAAACGCCGAAGCATACAGATTCTTGGGTAGACCTGACTGCTTATGGTGCGATAGGAGGTGATATAACAGATGAAAGTAATAATAGAGAGTCCGTTCAAGGGAAGAAACGAGGCAGACCGAGAAGTAAATAGAGAGTTCGCACGTAAGTGTATGCTTGATTCACTAAAAAAGGGCGAGAGCCCTTTTTTATCACACCTATTATATACTCAAGTTCTTAACGAAGACGTCGAAGCAGAGAGAAGAATAGGCTTAGATGCTGCATTTAAATGGTACGAGGTCGCAGACTTTGTTGTCGTCTATACAGATAGAGGAATAACAAAGGGTATGAAAGAAGGAATAAAAGTAGCGAGAGATTTAAAGAAGGTTGTTGAGTATCGTTCTTTTAAAACTTAGTCTACACTCAACTCAAAGTGCGGAGCGTCAATGAATGGTCGTCTGCCTTGTGACCTACGTAAATCTACGTAAGCGTTCATAGCATCTTCCATTGTTCCATCCCAATCTCTGATGTCAGGTATCTGCCACGCAGCGCCCCATCGAAGTCCAACTCCTTCGTCTTGCGCTGCCTTTTTCATTGCGTCTGCAACATCATCATACAGGTTTAATTCCCAGGAACCCCTTGAGCCAATGTAACACATCAAGTCTACGGCATCACCAGTAAGGTGGCGGGACTTCATCGTCTGTGAAGCACCCTTGTCTACCAGCTCTCGTTGTTCAGCTTCAGTTCTCATTCCACAAATAACACCGAAGTCAATCTTTGTAAGAAGTATTGCTCTGTTCACAACTAATTGTAATTCGTCTTTGACGCCCTCAAGTTTGCCGAGACTTCTTTCTGATAACTTAAATGCCATACTGTTTCCTTTTTTTGTTGATGTGTGTATTCGTAAATGTCTGAATAAATCTTGCGTTATTTTTTTGTGTCCGTCTTTTTCATCTTGTCATAGCTCCTCATTCCACCAATTCCGAGCATGCCAAACATCAACGGCATCATCACAGACATGTCTGCTTGTGGTATCATAATGCCAAAGCCAGCACAAATCGGTGCGACCATGTAATTGATTCCAAGGGATAAGCCAGAAATCCAGCCAATCAAGGGTCGCCAAGACGACTGAAACCAGTTGCCCTGTGCGTCTGCTTTCAAGACTTCTATCTGAGCGAGCGCAAGCTGCTGGGCATGTTTCTCAGACATCGTCGCCAACTCGTGGGCGATTTCTGCTTTCTTGTCTGCGTCAGGTATAAATTTATCTAGTAGCCCTGTTACTGGGCCAATCAGTGCTTGTATCATTTTCTTGCCATCCATGCTGTTGTTCCCATATATGCGCCGACTATTCCAGCGCCTGATATATAGAATAGGTTACTAATATCTGCTAGAGCTTGTACTCGCTCTATCGGTACGAAAAACATTGCAGCAGTAAATGCACCCATAGCAATCAGTGTGAACCTAGCCATGCGTAACTGCGCTAAATTTTTTCGTAAACTTGTTTCGGTTTCTTTTATAGCTTTTACGTGAGCCAGTTCTTCATCACTCACAATGCCGTCACCGTCTTCATCATATTCTGCATATTTAGATTGTTCTTGAAATTTCTTTTGGGTCATCTCTTTGCTCTGAGTTCTGCTAAGTCCTTTTCTTTTTTGCCTCCGTCATAATCCCAGGCATATCCACGATAAACCATTTCTTCATTTAAGTTCGTCTGTCCTATGTAAATCCACCCTAACATTCTACCATACTTACCATCTTTCTCTGTCTTCACTTTGAGACCTGAAGGTTCTCCGTCAGCAAGACGTCTTGTAAGAAAAGCTTTTGCTTCAAGGCCCATTTG